ATTGTATCTTCAAGAGCTGTAAATTTATGATAATGATTTGGTGGTATAGAGCACGATTCTCCAGATTTTAATATGGTTATATCGTTGAGATCATAATTATTCTGCCAGTGCTCTATTTTCAATAAACCAGATTCTACAAAAAAAATATTATGTTTATAATTATGTTTGTGTTTAGAACAAAAGCCTCCAGCATTGATCTCTATTCTATGTATAGATACATTGTTTTTATTGAATAATTGGCTAGTCTCTCCCCAAATTTTACCTTGTTTCATAAAAATCTCCTATTAATTATTATATATCTTAATATTAGTGTTTCTGGATCTATGATTCTAATCACTTTCTTGCATCACTTAACCATTTAATATAATCTTTTTTCTTGGTATAGCCTATAATGTGAGATTTTTCTATATTACCTTTTAATATTCTGGAGTCGGGAATTTTTCTGACCTTATATTCTTTTACAAGATCTGGTCTTTTATCATAGTCAACAATACAAATAATACTATTGTGTAGTGCTTCGTCATCCGAATATAAAATTTCTTCTTTTAAAAGATCGCAGTTTTTGCACCACTCTGCACTAAACACTAATATTATATCTTGCTTAGAAGATTCTGCAACCGCGATAGCATCTTCTAGACTATCAACAAAAATGGGGCTTTCTTTAGCCCCAATAGTTGTTAAAAATATAAGAATCCATAGCAAAAAATATTTCATATATTACCTATAATCCTTCCTTTGGATGTTCTGTGTACAAATCCTTTTCTTATTAGATATGGCTCTATACTATTTTCTATAGTTTCGATAGCGATGCCAGTGATTGATGAAATAGATTTTAATCCCAAAGGATTGCCTTTGTGTTTCATCAACACATCTAAGTATAGTTTATCGTATTTATCTAAACCATTTTCATCAATACCCTGCATATTAAATATTTCATCAATAGAAGAATCTTTTGTATGACATTGTTTGTAACTGCGATACCACTGTAGTCTAGCATTAAGAATACGTGGAGTGCCCTTACTTCTTTTTGCTATTTCCAAAAGATCGCTATCTTCTATGACTATTCCCATTTTTTTGCAGTTCAATCCTGCTAGTTTAGCTAAATCATCATTATTATAAAATGATAGGTGTTCCTTAATTGTAAATCTATCATAAAAAGGTTGACTTAAGCTTCCCCCACTAGTGGTCGCCCCAACAAGAGTAAACATGGGAAGATCAATGGTTTCTGGAGTATTTTCAACAGTTATCGATAATTTGTAATCTTCCATTACTGGATATAAAAATTCTTCCACCAGCTTTGGCAATCTATGAATCTCATCGATAAATAATACTGATCGTGGTGAAATTCCCATTAGGTATGGTATTATATTTTTTACACTACGAATATTAGCAGCGTTTGTTGTGTAAAGATTAACGTTCATTTCTGTGGCGATAGCACTCGCTATTGTCGTTTTACCAAGGCCAGGAGGCCCGTCAATTAAAACATGAGGCATCACCCCATCAGTTTGAGAGCAGCCCACAGTTAAAATCTTGAGCCTGCTAATGGTTTCTGATTGGCCGATAATTTCGTCAAACGATGTTGGTCTTATTGCACTAGACATTATTTTTCTCCAAGTTAGAATGATGCGATATTGTATTTTTAACCAATGTTGATATATTATTGTCTGGATTTATACTATAATAAGTTTGTATCATGCTTATTGCTTCTTGCTCAGTAAAACCAAAACCAATCATAATATCTGTTGCTCTATATAGCAAGTTTTTATCTATTGTTAGTTTCGCTGGATCTTGAATATTTTCTGACAGTTTTGTTTCGACAGGCTTACTATTTTTTATAGGATTCTTATTGTAGATTATTTGTATCGTTTTTATTCTTTTGGGCTTAAATATCGCTCCACAATCACAAACCACTTTGAAGTTTTTTGTTTGTGTTTCTTTTAAAGAAAGCCAGTGTTCATAAGTACAAGTGGATGATGGACACCTATATTTAAAATGAACATCACTACTAATCGGTTTCTGGCAAATCGGTTTCTGTTTCATTTTTAAAAAGTTTATCTTTGTCTTTTACCCAAAAAATAAAATCATTAGCTTCTGTGTCAAAAGCAGATTCTACAAGACCTTTCTGAACTAATTGATTTAAAATATTGCTAACCATTCTAGAATTCAAATCCTCAATGATTTCAGCAAATAATTTTTCATCTAGAATATATCTGATAGATTTATTTTTTTTATGTTTTTGTTTCTTGGCTTTGTTTTTTACAATGGCTACGGATTCTGAATGAGACAACACTCTATCTAAATCCGCTTTATCAGATTGTTTTACACTATCTATAAATTGATCAACTTGTGTTTCTTCATCCCATGTACCAAAATTATTGTAGACTATTGCTCTGACCTTATCTGTAAATTCTTCTAAGTTTTTAATCACAAACCAATCATTCATAATATCTCCTAATTCAGTATGTCGAACAGTCCTTTATAGTAAGTTGGTTGACTAACAAAATGTTTGGCGTGTGCTTGTAAGTGCAATTTATATTGATTATTTACGGGGTCGGAAACAAAATATTTCTTTTTCCATATTGGATTACCAACATAATTGGATCCCAAATACTGGAAGGAGTTACCCTTGCCAGTATCGGGATTCCAACTATTCACAGGTAACGAAACAAACGGAAAGCCAGGAACACTATTTAATGGCATAGAAGGTATTTGATTCCAATCTATATCATTAAACATATCAGTTAACCATTTTGATAGCGGGCTATCTGCCGACACATCAAATTTAAAGTAATAATGATAAGGATCTAATGATGGGTGATCATAGTCATAATCATCTTCATCGTATTCATTATCATCATAATCTTCGTGCATTTTTATCCAATACAAAATTTGTCGCTTAGTTGATTAGCCAAGTCTTTAGCAGCACTAGATAGGAACCTATTGTTGCTAAAATACAGTGGGGTGCTGACTTGATTAAGGAACTCCACAACGGTTTTTAAAAGTTTGGTCTGTGACCCATCGAGGTTTATACCCTCGTCACCAGAGTCAACGGGAGCGTTACAGCAACCCTTAGACACTGGCATTGGTTCACCATGAGCGACCTCCACATCATCTATATCATAGTTCATATTGTTATTAGGATTTAATGAATTTAATAGATTGCAGGCTTTTTGCACGAAATGAGATTTTGGTTGTCTAATATCATTTAGAATTTCTGATGCAATATTTAGTGATACTGGGATACCGCTTTCATCAGACTGTTTATAAGCCTTGGCATATCCCTTATACCATTCGTCGCTGCATTTTTCTGGAACTATTTGTAGGTTTGCTGGCTGACCAGTAAGAGCAGATTTTAAATCTGCAACATTAACTGTAGCACCATCACTACCGGGTAGCAAACTTGTAAAGTATGGTTGCTTCTTTTCCCAACCTTTACGCCACCAAGTATAAGGTACGCGATAAATCTGATTTGGTTTGATCGCTCTTGGATCACCACCAAAATAGTTGACTAATTTCTTTTGCAGACCGCTCCAGAAAGTTTTATTAGATCCAATCATTTTACGACTAGCATCATCAAAAATCCAATAGCACTGATAACCATTACGAGTATCTACTACCCAACTAGGTTTAACAGGAAACTCATTGATCTTCTTTAGAAACTGCTTTTTCTTAGTCATAACAACGCTGGGCTTAAAGTATTTACCTTGTTCATCACGACCAGCATCCATATCGCAAAAGCAACAAGTGAATTGTTTGATCGCAAAAATTTTACGTCCACCATTTACATAAAAGTAAACGTCTGATCCAGCACTTTGGTTTGCTTGTATGGCCTCATTAAAATCATCTGTATGATTCATACTGCTAATCTTCTTACGAGGATTACCATTATACACAAAGATGTTTTTTTGTTTAAAGGAATTCAGAAACTTAAATCTATTTGTAGCATTTCCATTAGCGTGAACATTATTGTTTTTATCAAAAGGGTTGAAACCAATATTATCGCTAAACATACAACTTCCTTACATTATCCTGTGAATTGATATTGGGACAGCAAACATTACCATCATTAGCAATATCCAGAAAGTAGGAGGGAGTCGAACCCTCTCAAATAGCGTTTGTCGAGTTTCTCAACCAGAGGCTATTGTCTTAGTCACCAGACTCTACTTTTCTTTTAACGATCAATACTGATCGTCGTAATCATCCTCATCTTCATCGTCAGCATCAGCGTAGTAATCTTCGTCTACATCTTCTTCATCATCATTCCATGCCCAACTATACTCATGATCATAATCATCTTCGTCATCGTTATAGTCATCTTCAGCAAAGTTAGATGAATAAAGCGGTTTGAGAAGTTCGCCTTGATACTCTCCAACAACTTCATATTGGCAAGTACGAAGTTTCTCACAATTACAATCACTAGGAACGCTAACAACATCACAAGGATTAATCTTCACAATAACGATACGATCACCAGCATCAACGCTGCCGTAACCAGCAACATAATTCAATGCACCAGCATGAAGCCCCTGAGAACAACCGCGACCACGATTATCGTCAACCTTTGATCGGGTCATTTTGCAAATATCACCAACCTTGTTACGAAACTTTCCAGCATACTTATCCATATAATCACTACGAACAGCCTTATACGCTAGAAAGCATCCATCCTCAGTAATTGGCAGATGTTCATGCTCAAGGAAATCATAAAGTTCCTGCTGACTCTGCATACTAGGATTATCCATAAGATTATTCAGGAAGTTAACGAGAGGCTGAAACGGCAGACCCTTGCTCATAAACTCAAGAATTCTCTTACTGATACTACCATGAACTTCGTCACCATCATAAAACACCTTGCCTTCCTTAATATCCACAAGACCATCGCTAAATACTGCGACTGCCTTTTGAATATCAACAATCTCAAGTAATTCATCAGCGGTCGCTGTGGGCAAACGCTCAAGAATCATCTTGTAGTTAATATGATCCGGCAAAACCTGATAACTCTGATTATTAAGAACCAGCGTCAAATTACCATCAACAAACATAAACGGAACAGCCATTGTAAAACTCCTATTGTTACCTGTGATTACTTAACTAAACTACCAATTTGCTTTCTAAATGCTTCCACATCATTTAGACTTGTTAACCATGTTTTAGTATTACCGCTGTAGTAATGCCTGTCATCAAGTTGTTTAATCGGTTCATTTGAACCAGATAGTTCTCTTAGTTCGCCAGACACGGCACGACTACCAACAATATACTTCAAAACGGGATTGTTGTCAAGTTCGGCTTTAATATCTTTTCTAACATCTTCCATTTTGGCAAGATTATATTTCTTGGAAACATCTGGCTTAATAATAGCAAGACACTCCTTCATCATATCTTCGTTATGAATATACATTCTACTCTGAATATATGACACCAAAGAATTATATGCAATATTACTATTACGAACCTTCTGACTATCAAGACCATTGATTCCAATATCACTCAATAGTTTGGTCATATGACCAAAGTAATCGGCCGCCTTGAATCGCTTAATATCAAAAGAAGCACGATGAACAGTATCAACAAAGAACTCAATAATTAGACAATAATTGATAGCATCAACTAGTTTCTTATTACTGATATGTTTCTCATAGTCCAAACCAAAAATATTAAGCATATGAAAAGTAAATTGCTTTTCAAGAGTGCCATATCCATAGTAAGTGTCGCTATTCTTAGCAGAATAATTGTTCTGAGTTCTACTAAATTCAACAATACCGTTATATTCTGACAACTTGCTCAGACTATCTTTGGCAACTCTTTTTAGTTGCTTCTTGAAGAAAGTATTAAAGTCAATCAGCGTATATCCCTGCTTCTTGAGTTTATCGACAAAAGCACTCTTGATAGCATAAATCTTATTAGACCCAAACAAATCCTTGACTAGAGATGTTGCAGCAACATCGTTTATCATTAGATTCAAATCAGAAATTGACGGATATTCATTAGAAGCACTAGCATAACGAATGATTGGAACATAAATAATCTCATCGCTATCTTCAAAAGCCTCCAATTCATCTTCTGTCAAAACCCTGAGACAAGGAGCATCGTTATAAGGATTGCTAATTTTGCCGCTATCCTTAGATTCTCCATAGATAAAAAATACATCTTGATCGCTCACAGCACCATTAGAAGATCGACTACTTTGCTTACGAGGATTATTACTCTTAATCAAGTCCTTGTAGTCAGAAACCTTCTTGATTTTGTCAGCACCAACATCAGAAATAAGGTCATCAAAACCTTCGCCAGCCTTAGTATGATCCTTAGTATCAATCATTAGATACGCAAAGCAATTATTGTCATTGCAATATCTAGTAACGATCTTCTTTGCTGTTTCTTCTGTTTTAATATCGCAAACAAAGAATGACAATTCTCCAGTCTTTTTCTGACTATTCCAATAGTATTCTCCATTACCAGTAAGAGTATTGTGATGAATACTATTTGTCTGATAAACCATGCGACGAGAACGATAGCCAGCAGTACGATAATTAAAAACGTACATACTCTTTCCAGCGGGAATCTTATACTCTAGATCCTGTCCAGAATTAATATTGTGCTTTTTACCCTTACTGTCAGTCCATTCAGCACCAACTCCCCAACCACCAGCAAGATCGTTAAGGGTATAATAAAGCGTGATTGCTTCTACCTTGGTTTTAGCAGCAGCAATTTTCTTGCTAAATTGTTCCTTCATCTCAAGATAAATCTCTTGAGTCTTTTCACGCAAGGTTCTAATTACGTCCTTAGTATACTGCAAACCTTCTCTGGAAACGTCCATTTCCAATTCGCCAATACCAAAGTCAAGTTCCAGATAAAGATTCTGATTAATAATTTCATTTACAAAACTTTTCCAACTGTCAATATCGGCCTTTTGAAAAGCACGATTCCAACGCTGAATAGCATCATTAGTGGTTTGCTTATCCTCACCAACGATCTGACTAGCCTTAACAGGATACGCAATATTACCCATTAGTGCAACAATGCCACTATCAATATGATGATGAACATTAGGATAATAATTAGTATCATTATTCAGACGGCAAACTCTCCAACCATCACCGCTCAAGATGATATTTTTATTGCTATATTTATGATCTTTTAGATTAGTTAGAACACCACCCTCGATAATAGGCTTCATCTTAAAGTAGTGAAAAATACGCATAGACTTGCTACTAAATTCAGCAAAGTCATATTGCTTTACAGCAAAACTAATCTCAAGACCATTAGGCTCATCGGTTTCGCTGACACTAAAAAGATTCAGAGTAGGAACACCGCTATCATCAATAGCGGCAACATAAGTATACTTTTGTCCGTTATAATAAGAACTAGTAGTAAAACTCTTGGTATACGCAAACGGACTCTTAGAACCTAGACCAAGACAACCAACAAAATCGTTACTAGTATTCTTGTTACTAGCACCATAAGTTGTATACAGGTTCTCCATGTCGGTCTGACTAAGACCAGTACCATAATCACGCACTACAAAATTAGGATTACCAGCACTGGGCAACACCACCTTAAAAGGATTCTTATTGCCAGCAGCAATATGACTATCATAAGCATTGGTGGACAATTCACGAATAACTGCCATCACCTTGTCAGAATAAAGAGAGTCTGACAAAATCTTAAACATTTTACTGGTTTGGGCGATAGTGAATCCTGCTTCGCTCTTAACACCAGCACTGTGCGTTTCAACCGTCCTATCTGCCAACTTCATTGTCTTTCTCCAATATGTTTCGTTATCGACCTGTGATTAGCGTATCATACCATACTGTTATCGGTTGTCAAGCCTCGCACCTTTAGATTTTGTTGCAAGGTACGCACAATATATGGGCAATAATCCTAGCCAGCGAATAGGGGTAACAAGAGTTATTATCCACCATAATCCATAAATAGCACAAAATACAGATAATAATTGAATTATAGTCTTTGGAAAAATATTCAGTTTATTTATTAGCAATAATAATGGGCCAAATAATATCATTCCCAAAAATATTATCGTAACTAATAGTGCTAAACTAGCCACAATTAATTATCCTCGTTTTCCCAATCTTCATCACCAGCATAGTCATCTTCGTCAGCATTATCGTTGTAATTAAAATTACGCTCATCATAAGGTGTCCAATCTTCTTCATCATCTAAATCTGGAGCGTTTTCATCATTTTCTTCAATAAATACTGTGATGCTATTTAAAATATCTAATATTCTTTCAAGAGTTTCGTCCATCCTTGAGATTTTGAGTTCCATTGCTTTAATTTGTTTGCTTAGATCAGTAATATCTTTTGATATATTTTTATCTATACTATGAATTTCTTTATTACTTTTCATTACCTCTTTCATAATATGATCAAAATCTTTAGACATAATGACCTCCTTAATTTAATTTTCGATACTCCTTAATATCACCATTTTGCACAATTTTTTGGTTTTCATAAGGTTCGGCAATTCTTCTATAAAACTCTTGTTTGATATTTTCTAATACACCAGTAATCATTGCTATTTTAGTATATGATGGATTTCCCATTAAGCCACCAATAACTCTGGAAAAACAATAATTTATTCGCCCCAAATAAATACTAAAATCATGAGGATTATTTAGCGAGTGTTTAATATCACGAATACAACCAGTTAATTGGTCAACACAATCGTCAAGTTCTGCTCTATCTTCTTCACTAACATATGGCATAATATTCTCCTAGCATTTACAACTATATTTTTGACAATATGAACATTTTGGCCCAGGATCAACATTTCCCCAAGCGTTAGCATTACCATCAAAACTCTCTTTACCAGTATCAATACAGACTAATTTTTTAGAGTGTCCTCTTTTTACCAAACCAACATTATACCAGTGACAATCCCAAAATTTTAAACCTGTTTTTTCTAAAATAGTATCTACTAAATCTTGAATTTCTTTCATACTAATAGTGGTATTAGCTTTACAGGTTTTAGCATATTCTGTGATGAATCCCCAATCGCTGCTTTCATAAAAAATAATATCTTCTTCTTTAGCGAAATTTAGTTTACAAATTTTGCCAAGTACTTTTGGAGACAAATCAAACTTAGCCAATTTTTTTTGAAGCGAATACGCTTCACGGGCTTTCTTTTTGCTTCTAAATTCCTTAAAGACTAAATCTTGATGGTGTTTGATAGGATATACTTGACAACACCCTCCCTCATCAAACCAATCACTATAGTCTATTTCGTAATCAGTGTTAATCATTTTTACTATGTAGTTTGTACAATACTATTGCCCATAATAGATTCAGCAATTAATATAGCCTCTTGAAGATTAAATGTTTCACTAATCTTTATGGTATTTCTAGGGATATCTATCCAGAATGATCCGTATACCCCATAAAAAGAATCACCTTGGTCTGGATTGTGCAAAAGAAAATCTTCGTAACTATTGAAGGAATCTGTATAATACTCTCCATTCTCATCTTGTTTCTCGTATACGGTATCCACAATTAAGAATCTAAAATTAGGATGTTTAGGATTCTTAGGACTATGAACTACCCCACGATAAAATTTATTTAGCAGAGCGACCATACTGGTATCCTCTCCAATCTTCCTTTAAAAATTCTTCTCTATTAGAGTAGAGAGGAACGACAGTATTTTGATCTAAATATGGATTATGATTAATGCTCAATCCATACAAATCATATTTATCATTAATTCTACCGTAAGCAACTACTCTAAAAGAGTCTATTTTTTGTCGTAGTTTTTGCAGTTCATCTTTAGCATTTTGAACTGTGAACAATTTTGGAACAAGACCTTGTTCAGCACAATTCAAAACATAATCTAGTGGATCAGAATACTCATTCATGAAACAAAACCAATCTTGGTTTTTTCAACAATAGTAACTTCTATCTCAGATGGTGAAAAATATTCAGTAGAATAACTACGACCATTCCACCAACCACATTTATATGAGATACTATTATCAGCACTAATCGTAGCACTCACTATAGTACCATGAACATCATCTGTTAACTTAACTTTACTTCCAATCTTATATATTTCTATAGAATTTTTACTCATATATTTCCTTTTATTTTAACGATATCTAACACAAGCATACCATCCATTTGAACCGCGTGAAACACCTATTTCTATTGGGGTTTTTTGTCCCCAATAACAACAACTCCTAATAGCATGATCAGCACTAACAGTAGAAAATCCTACGCCTTCATAACCACTATTTCCTCCACAATGACCCATATATCCCCTTTTAGCCTGAATATTTGCTACTCCTTGTGCTGATGATGTTGTATAAGCATATGTTTTTTGAATCATATTATTTTGTGCATAAGAAACTTTTGAACATAACACAACCAAAACAATAAATAGTATCTTTTTCATAATTCCTCCTTGAAAAATAAATAGATAGAAAAGAAACCCCGAAAGTTTGCATTGTCAAGAGGCATCGGGGATTTGCTTTTCATAATAGATTACTGATTAATTCAACGAACAACTGTTACTGTTCGACTACGACAAACGCCATTAGAACATCCAGATACAATTCTCTTTGGAAAAACTACAACTTCACGAACAACATTCTTTGTAACAGTCACTACTTTTCGTCCGCGAGAAACTCCACAATTACCAGACTTGCAATCTCCGGCAAATGATAAAGACGAGAACGACAAAGCGACAACTAGAAATAGAATAATATTCTTCATATATAATCTCCTTAGTGGTTTAAAATAAAACATTCAATACTGAAATATATCAGTATATTAGAGATATGTACTGTTTTGTCAACTGTATATATCGCTAATAGGAGCGGTGGGAGTCGAACCCACACTGTACGGATTTTAAGTCCGTTGTCTCTGCCATTGGACTACACTCCCATAAAATAACCGACTACAAAAACCACTGACTTGAGGTTGATTATCTTGTTGTGCCTCTATCATTTAGATTCTTGTAGTCGGTTGATTATTTGTTTAAAAACCCTCTCAGCCGTTAACGTGAGACTTTAGGCGACGAACAACTTCGGCCATAGCCTCAACATTATCAACCGTCTTTGCTGGTTTTGCACGTTCCATAGTAGGCAGTTCAATACCCTTCTTAGTAAGAGCAGCCTTGGTACGAGCATAACGAGCAGCGGTACTAGCGACCTTCTGACCAGTTTTCTCAGCAATTTCAGCATAAGTCTTGCTGGAAAAAACAGCCTCAAGAAAAGCCTCATCAGAGCAACGAACACGCTTCTGCTTCTCAACAACATTAACATCGGCCATAATCAACCTCCAAATCTTAATCCAACTTTACATCACGGTTTCGGTCAACGCGACCTCAATCATCCCGTGTTGTATCCTCATTGTATCCTTTGTATCGTCCTTGTCAATACCGAACCTTGAATTTTTTTTGATTCGTCAACTATTTTTAGTTGTCCTTTGGTAAGACAATACCTAATATTAGATAAATCCATAATAAAGCACTACCAGTTAATATGGTTCCAAGAATAAATGCTGTTCTGATTATTGAAGTATCTATCCCTGTTTCTTCTGATAATCCACCACAAACTCCAAAAATAACTTTATTTTTTTGACTTTTATGTAGCATGATTTTTTAATGTAATTTTAAGAATGAAAGGATTATTATTTATTAAATCTATAGAATCAACATAACCTTTACCAAAAAAATCTTTGCCCAAATGTAGGTAAGGCCCATTACTAATATCAATAGAATTGATTATGGGTTCTACTACATAATTAAACTTAGCAGATTTAACATTACCCTCTAATAAATATTGACTATCTGAGATTTGTGTTATAATCAAACTATTTTTGCGTTCAGATACCTTTTCAAGAACAACCATATACAATATTATTTAGTTCATAATCTTCGTTATTTTCAGACGCTAGACTACTAAGAGCGTCTTTTAAAGATTCATTTTCTTCTTGTAGTCGCACAATAATGTTTTGTGCTTGATTCAGTGCTTTATGAAGTTGATTTACCTTATAACTTAATTCATCGGCAACATAACTATTCATTGTCATATTAGCCTCCACATTAATAATTTGAATCATTTATCCTGTTTTACATACACCATTATAGAGTATTAAGAAAAGCCTTTAACTCATCAATTTGATTTTTATGTAAAATAATTTGATCGGTATATGGCTTTCCATGTTTTAGTATTTGATAAATATATCGCATTTTTTGCCAAAGAGACATTTTAGATGAAATTAAAGAACTAAATACCGACAGTTCGATCATTTTAAATGAATGATCATAATCAATAACTAAAACTTCGCTATGACAATCACAGCGAATGAATAGTGTTCGATAGTTATTTTTTAGGTCTTTTTTTTCCAAAGATTCGTTCATAGTTTTTATCCCAGGTTTTTTGATCTATACTTTTAGGTCTACGTTTAGAACCTTTACCATTTTGACTCATAATTAGTCCTCAAGAACAAAACTCCAGTATCTACTATCTTCTTTCTTTTGTAACCCTGTATGAGATTCATGTTTCATTTTGTTTAAATCCATCATTTATTCTAATTCTTATACCATCAGTATGAAATATACTAAAATCAGTTTGATATAATGGAAGATTAACTCCAATAACTTTATTGGTTTTTCTACATCTAACTAAACTAATATCGGCCCCTTCTCCCGGTATCCATTCATTATAGGTAGAAACATTAGTATCCAGTAACAACTCTACCCTAGAAGCATCTTTATCAATCCATAAAGACGCACATTCTTTATATTTTGTCGCTTCTTTAATCCAAGAATCCCAATCAAAATTATTCATAGCGTTATTCGATATTTAGGCAATCAGATTTGATTCGTTTTTCTCTAGTATTATAGCCTATGACGAATTTTTAGCAACTGCTGTCTTATTTGGTGTATGTCTTATGTATGAGGTTCAAAATGAAAAAATGCGGTATATACAAAATAATCAATATTAAAAACAACTTTTATTACATAGGTTCTAGTGTTGATATAACTTCCAGATTTTGTAATCATAGGTCTAGTTTACGCAAAAATACTCATAATAATCCTAAACTACAAAATGCTTGGAATAAATATGGTGAACATTGTTTTAGTTTTGAAATAGTTGAATTGTGCGATCCTACAAAACTATATCGCATAGAACAAAAGTATCTAAATAAAATTAAAAGTTGTAGTAAAACTTATAATATAGTTTTCATTGTTGGTGGTTTTCCAGATAGTGCTGGACATAAAAATCCTAGATGGATTAATGTTAGTCACAATAAAAAAAAGATTATTAAGCAATATTGGAAAAAGCATCATACTGTAAAAACTATTCAATTTATGAAAGATGAGTTTGGATATGGGGGTTCTATTGCCAGAAGAATTATCAAAGAAATTAAAGATGAACTTAATATGCCTAATAGGATGAAAGATAATACTATTTATCATTTCAAGAATCTCAAAACTGGAGACAGTTTTAAAGGAACTAGGCAGCATTTTATTAAACAGTATAATATATGCTATACAACAGTTAGTGAATTGGTACTTGCTAAAACTTTACAAACTAGATCTGGATGGATAATATCTCAATCTTCCAAAACATAAGACCAATATCGACTATCATCCTTACCCTGCAAATGATCCCAATAAGCACACCTAGCAACATAGGATGGGATTTTATTTTTACCGCAATTAACACTCCAATGCTGTTCGGCTCGCTTATATTGCTTAATACCACTATTACTCTTATTATACTTCAAATGCTCCATATCATACAAACGAAGCATATGAACATCCAAACACAATACTCTTGCCTCATTAGGATGGATCATTTCCAGAGCAAAACTAACCTTAGCCAAACCAATACCACTAATTTTATTTACAATAGCGTCACGCTTCTTAACATGACCCTTTTTAGTGGTAAAATAGAAATCTTTAGGATTGGCCCAAAATTTAGTAGCAAAATCCCAAATATACTTTGTGCGATTATTATGTAGACCAACACCACTCTTATGCAACTTATCCTTCAAAACTTCTTCATTATCAATCCATTCGTTGAAGTTTTTAATAGAGTTATATCCTGCACAATTACCTTTCCATGTCGTATGAACGGAGCAGTATGCAAAAAGGTAGCGACGAAAAATATCTTCAACATTCTGAGGACGAACGCTTTCCCAATATTCTCTATATGCCACCACCTTATCTCTAGGAAACGTAGCAAAGAAAATATCAGCCTTGCTCTTGCTCATTTCAACAGTATTATTTTCAGCAACAGTATTCAAAACAATCATAAAAACTCCAATGTTGGGGGATGACGCTACGATTCTACACTAGTGGTATCGTCTTGTCAAGCCCACTTCTTTAGTTTCGATAAAAATTATTTTAGTTTGGGAAAATAATTAAATCTACATTCTGTGACCCAATCAGTATTATTATTAATGATATCTAATATATCTGGTCTAACATTATATGAACTTTTTTTCCTAGGTAAAATTCTTTTATTGTATGGCGTATTAGTTTTTTTAACATTATAATTTGTAGAAATAAAAGATACTATATTTTCTGGATTAGTTAATAAATCTTCATATCGCAATACTATCATATTGTGAACAATATTTGGTAAAAAATCTAAATAAAATTGTAGTTTAGATTGTCTCATATG